TTGGTAATCAATGATCCAGGTGAGGGTGGAACTACTTATGGTTCTATCGTTACTGGTTTGCAGAATGAAGTAACAGGTAAAGCAGTAGATCTTATGGTTCACCCTTGGTTAAACTCAGGTGTTGCACCAGTTCTATCATTTACACTTCCAATTCCAGACACAGAGGTTTCAGATGTTTGGGCTAACTTCATGGTTCAGGATTACATGGGCATTCAATGGCCTGTAACCCAGTTCGCTTATGAGTTCAGCACATACTTCCGTGGAACATTCTTCTGCACCGCTCCAGCATGGAATGGCGCAGTTTCAGGAATCGTAAGCGCATAATGTGTTTAGAATGTGGTTGCAATCAACCTACCGTTAGTCATGGTGGTGGTCCAACAGTTTTACCTGATGGAACTATCACATCACACATGAGTACAGCACAAATGGTTGAACCAACAGAAACACCTTAATTAACTAGAGATGGTGGTGCGTCATATAATTGGCGCACTACCATTTTTTTAAGGAGAGGCAATGTCAAGATATGTAGCACCTGATAAGGGTGTAAGAGAAACAATTATTGGTGACAAAACTTATCGCCCCGATAAAGGCGGAATCTATAATGTAGAAAGTGCGGGCCATGCTCGCGCCATGAAAGCAGAAGGTTATTTTGAAGCATCATTAAATCCTTATTCTCATGGTGACCGCAAAAGAGGATTTAGTTGCGTACAATGTGGTTTTGAAGGCTGGTTTAGGAAATGCGGTAGGTGTGGTTGTGAGGATCAATCTCCTGCAAGAGATGGGGAATAAATGACAACGGGCGTAACCGCTTTAACAGGATTTTTTGAGAATCCTTACTTAACTATTGCTGAATTTAAGAATGCCCCTACCTCTATTGATTTTGACAATCTTGTTGTAGGCGGAAACTCAGGAGCGCAAGATGCAGAACTAGGCCGTGTAATTTTACGCGCTACCTCATATTTAAATGAGTATTTAAACCAGGATTTGACCGCACAAAGTATTACCGAAACACAAAGAGTTAGGTTTAATAATCAAGGTTTTATAGCCTTGCACCCAAATCATAATCCAATAATTTCTTTAAGCAATTTTGAATACGGACCTACGCCTAATAGTCTAATTACTTTAACCGATCCATCAACATGTTGGTTTGAGAATCAACAAGTAATCATTCCTGTTTCAGATAGCCAACTAACTTATTCAAGCCAAGGACCACTTGCGTTTGGTGGTACAGGTGCAGGTAGTCGTGTATTTGTTAAGTACACTTATGTAGCAGGATATGTAAATACATTAATAGTTACCGCAACAGCCACACAAACAACCTTAACTGTAACTAGCGGTGCTGGATTTATAGCAGGTCAGTCTTATCGGATTTATGATGGGGCAAGCAGCGAAACAATTACAGTTGCAAGCACATATACTTTTGGATCTACAACAGTTCCTTTAACCTCAGCCCTGGGCTTTACACATGCTGCTGGTGTTGCCATAGGCAATATGCCTAGCGCTATCAAACAGGCCACCATTCTCGTTACAACGGCCTTTATCAAGGCAAGAGGCGATAACTCTTTAACTATGGCAGTAACAACCTCTGCATCAGGGAATATCAGTGGCGCTCAACGATTTGGCTCAGATTTAGCGCTGGCCTTAGATATGGTTTCTCTATACAGAAGGATTAGGTAATGGCAGGCCGTACTGGAGTAAGAGCAACGCTATACACATTTCTTTTAACGCCACAAATAGTAACCTTAAATCAAATTTTTACATCTTTCCCTAAGCGTATTAACTATCAAGTTGGTTCAACAGCAGGGCAACTTTCAAGAGCGGCTGCCGTAATTTATATTGCAGCAGAGAATGAAACCCGTCTTGCAATAGGCGGGGCTACATCTGGTTGGAAGCGTGTTGATTACACCATAATTCTTCAGGTTTACCAACATTCCCTACAACGAAATTCTGAAGAAGCAATGACTGATTTTGATACCCTTATAGACAATATTAAAACAAGGCTTAGATCAGATCATAGATTTGGCGATACAACTGGAACTTTAGTTTGGCAAGGAGCGGAGCCTCGCATAACTACCCGTTATGGAGAACCTTCCACCAGTAATGAAGGCGCTACGGAAACCTTCGCTGAGATAGAATTTGATGCAACAGAAATGATTCAAGCATAAGGAGCATGATGAGATATACATATAATGGATCAGATGAACGAGTGTTTCCTACGCTTGGAATCACAGTAAAAAAAGGTGATGTGTTTGACGCACCAGAAGGTTTTTCTCACCCTGATTGTTCAACAGGTGAAGCAAAATCATTTACTAAAACAAGTACAACTACAACCCCGTCTGCCGCGTCAGACAAGACACTAGGAGAGTGAAGTAATGTCAGTACAACAATCCGTACGAAGTTACCTCGGTATTGCTAAAGAAGCAACTAAAGGTACAGCAGTAGCACCAACAGATTTTATTCCTGTTGCTAAAGACAGTATGAAACCAGCAGATATTATTGATCCGCTTTTTGATACTGGCTTGCGTGGCTCAAATGTAGTTAATTACAACTACATTCCAGGCCGCACACGCTCAACATTTGATTTTGGTGGAGCCGTATTTGCCGACACTGTTGGCTATGGACTTGCAGGAATCATGGGTTCAGTAGCAACAACAGGTGCAAGCGCACCATTTACACACACTATTTCATTAAAGAATAGTGCAGTTGCAGCAGCAGATGACCAACCAATTTCTTACACGCTAACTGATTTTTATGCAGCAGCAGTACGCGCTTATCCTGGTTGCCAGTTTTCTGATTTCTCATTAAAATTTAATGCAGATGGCATGTTGGAATACGAAACCAAAACAACTGGTTTTATATCAGCATCAGCATCAACACCAACACCAACATTTTCAACAATCCTTCCAACACCAGTTTGGCAAGGCACTGTTTCAATCGGTGGATCACCAGTTTCAACAGCAATGACAGGCAACATTGATTTAACTAGAAATGTCACACCTGTTTATGGCATTGCACAAACTCAAAATCCATTCCAGGTATTTCTTGGACCATTAGAAACAAGCGGTAAATTCACTTTCATTATGGAAGATAACACCGAATTAACCCGCTATTTGACTAATACTCAACCTGCGATTGTTCTTAACTGGGCCTATGGCGCAGCAGCAGCAGCAGTTCAGATCCAAGCAACAATTACTAAGGGTGCTTACACAGCCGCAGTGATTGAGCGCGGAGATGATTTTGTAAAAGTTACATGCGATATTAATGCAATGGGTAATACTACTGATGCTGGTTCAACTGGCGGATTTAGTAATATTAAGTGGGTACTTCAGAATGCTAAGGCCTCTGGTACATACGCTTAATTAGTTCCAGAACAGATGGGTCAGTGATTGCGAACGCCTTCCCGCGATTCTGCCCATCTGTTCCTTTTAGGTTATGATGTATGGAAGGTAACTAATTAGGAGGCATGTATGTCAAAGAAAATAACACTACCATCAGGCGCAACCGTAACTTTAAAAGACGCAAGTTTATTGCGCATAAAAGATCGCAAGCGTGTTTTAAAAAGCGCTGATGCTGAAGGCGGAGATTTATCTAAAGCCCTTGCATTAGGTGATGCTTTAATTGCAATGCTTATTGATGAATGGTCTTTTGAGATGTTAATTCCAGCATTAAAAATGGAAAACATTGATGAATTAGAAATGAAAGATTACGATTTTTTAGTTGAGCAAACAAAAGATGCGCAGAAATATTTGTTTCCAGCGTTATCAGAAACAGAACAGAATGAGGCAGACCCAAAAGTCCTTACCGAAAACTCCAAAGGCTAAAATGGCTTTTGGAAGGAGGAAGGCGGCATGAAGAATTTGATTACCCTGACCAACAGTGGTACTACTTTCAAATGGCTGACCGATTTGGCTGGACACCAGAACAGGTAGATAATTTGCCAGTAGAAACAGCAGATTGGTTAATAGCCATTGCTACAACTGTTGAAAGCGTGAAGGCTGACAGGATCAAGGACTTATGAACGGTGGGGCAATTGTTATCACTAATCTTGATGATGTCTTGCGGGCTATTGGCAATGTGGGATCTGATGTTGAGCAAGGCGCAAAAATTGGTATTGGTAGGGCAGGTTTAGCAGTTGAAAGACAGGCTAAATTAAATGCTAATACTGGTACACGCAGGCGCGAAGGTAGCAAGATAATTCCACCAAAACATATTGGCCCAAGCGGTCAAGGTCCAAATGTAATTACAGGTAATTTAAGAAGATCTATAAACACATCAGTGCGCTATGGATTTGGTACTTACATAGCGATTGTTGGCGCATCAATGGTGTATGCAAGGGCAGTTGAAAAAGGAAGTCCAACTTGGAAATCTGGCGTAAAATATCCTTACTTAGAACCAGCCGCTTTAAGTTTGATCCGCTCTGGACAAATTCAAAGAATTTTTGTTGGCTCAATTAAAGAAAAAATGAGGGGATAAAATGGCTGATGTAATACCCCCAATTTTAATAAAACTTTCTGCTGATGTAAATGATCTAAAAGCAGGATTAGCCCAGGCACAAAATAGCCTCAAAGGGTTAGATGACAATATTAAAAAATCTACTGGAGGCATGACTAATTTTGTTGGCAAACTTAAATCTGTTGGTGCAGCCCTAGGTGCCACATTTGCCGTTACACAATTATCATCATTTGCAAAAGATACAGTTATGGCGGCCTCTAGTATGGCTGAATCTTTATCTAAAGTTAATGTTGTGTTTGG